AAAATATTTAAAAAGGATAATTCAATGAAAAAAAAATATATATCGTTTGAAACACCTCCTAAAGAAGATGAACGTTTTAGTGTGCACTGTGAAGGCAATCGCATGTTTGTTATGGACAATGTGACAGAATGGGAAGAAAAAAAAGAACGAATTAAAGAAAGCTACAAAGTCATTGGGTGGCTACCTGTTAAAAAAACCAATGAGCCTCCTCCATTTCTTAACATTCCGGTTACCGCATCCGCGATAAAGGAAAGTTAAAAAACTGAAATTTGCATTAAATCGCACTTAAAGTTATTTTTTTGGAAAACTCTTACATGAAAAAATAGCTTTAATGACAGATTTTGCGGACATAAAAAAAGATTACGAAGAATTTAGCCGTCGAGCTCAAGATATTTGGCAACCATATTATAAAAATGCTGATGTTGCCTTAAATGCGTATTCGGGCAGGACTTGGACGCAATCTGAGGTTGATTACCTTAGAGATCAGGGTCGATATCCGGAAGAGTTTAACATAATCCGTCCCAAAATAAATTTGTTTTCCGGATACGCCCGCGATAACATGAAATCTACTATTGTCGGTCCTGTTGAAGATGCAGATCAAGAGACAGCTGACCAGCTATCCGAAGTTATGCGTTTTGTCTATGCAAAAGGCGACACTAACTCAATCCAATTAAATGCTTATGATGACTGTCTAAAGACAGGAGCGGCACTGGTAGAGATTTATCTCGATTATACTGATGATCCTATACATGGGGATATCAAGTATCATAAGAGATCTTTTAACTCTTTTTTAATAGACCCTAATTTCGAAAAGCAGGACCTTTCTGATGCTTCAGAGATTTCGATCAGAGATTTTCTGACACGCGAAGATGCCAAGTCACTCTTGCCTATGGTTGACCCTAAGGTAATCGATGATATATCAGCCTATTCTAACGACAACAAGTTTAGATACTTACGTAATAATCAAAGATTTTATACAAACTCTGACCTTATATCCTATGACCAATATTACCGTAAAGTATCCAAAATAGTTAAAGAAATTGTTGATATAGAAACAGGTCAAGCAGTCATGTTTGCCAAGGATGAAGATGAGGATTTTCTGCGTGAAAAAATGCAGTTTGCTAAAGAAATGTTTGGTATAGACACAGAAATACGCAAACGGACAAAACAAACTGTAGAGTTAAACATCGTACTATCAGGTGAGGTTGTCTACTCAGGGCCTGACCCGTTAGGACTAGATGACTACCCATTTGTGTTATATATCTGCTATTGGGAGCCTCACCTAACAAACTTTGGGATAAAACTACAAGGTATGAGCCTTGGATTAGTAGATACCCAAAGAGCATTTAACAAGAGGATGATACGTAAACAAGATGTTATGGACACTGCTATTAATACTGGTGGTTTATATCGTGTTGGGGATATTGATCCTGATGACATTAAAATGACAGGAGCGGGTCAGTTTGTGCCTGTTGATTCCGATAGACCGTTTTCGGAGATATATCAACCGTTCCAGCAAGGGTCGATCCCTCCTGGCTGGCAAGAGGAAACAGTATATCTCCAAGAGTTATCTCATATCATATCAGGTGTCAATGAATCTCAGCTTGGATTTGATGAGGGTGGTAACACACAAGTATCAGGCAAGCTTGCTGAGGTTAGATCTGCAAATGGTCTTAGAGCTAATCGATCTATATTAGATAATTTTGAAAAATCGATGAAATATTTAGGTCAAAAGACACTCAGAGTCATGCAAAAGCATTATGGACCGGGGAAAATCCGTAGAATCCTTAATAAAGAGCCAACAACGCAGTTTTTTAGTCAAGAATTTGATAAATACGACGCTGTGATTAAAGAGGCTGTACTAAGTCAGACACAAAGAGATGCATTTTATTTTGAGTTGTTACGCCTGGTAGAGATTTACGGCCCTGACATGATACCCGCATCTCTTGCAATTAAAAACCTACCAATGGCTGGAGCATCAGAATTACAAAAAACGATCGAAACCCAGGAGCGACAAAAACAGCAAGCACAACAGGATTTGCAAGAAGACAAACAAAGAGCAGCAAGGTTGGAAGAATCAATCACAGAACAGAATATTGCACTTGCTCAAGAAAGAAGAGCTAAAGTCTTGTCTGATGTTGGTCTAGCTCAAGAAAGACAAAGTGAAATTAGGGGTAACATTGCAAAGGCTAATCTAGATCAAGCAAAAACTTTAGCAGAAATCGAAAAACTTAAAGATGAAAATCTCTTACAGTTAATGCAATTTTTAGAGTTTTTAAAGCAAAAAGAAACACAGCAACACGAATCAAAATTTAAAGAAAGTTTACAGGTAAGCGAAGCATTTAGAATGCAAAGCGAGCCTGATGTACAGCCAAATGGGCAGGCTCAGGTTGCCCAACAACAACCATTAGGAGGATAAAATGCCAAGTTCTAAAGGATATGGCAACCCAATGGGTTCAGGAAAGGGTAGAGGTGTTTATTCAGTGCCAAAAAATCCTACTCCAGTACCTAAAAAGGGGTCTATGATGAATATGTCATCATCACAACAAGGAGAAGATGCTTCAAAAGTCAAAATGATGGCTAAGAAGCAAATGAAAGAAGAATCAAACAGAGGAATGCCGGCGTAATGCTTTATTTGCCAAAAAATTATCTAAAAAATCGTGAGGAATTCTTGAATTACGAGGTTGATGAGTTTAAGAAAAAACTCAACACATTTATAGATAATCACCAGCATATTAAGCAGCCGTATTTTGTTTTATTCAAACAGAATTTTGATAAAAAAAAACCTGATACTGCAAGAGAAGCAATGGAGTTTTGTGAAACAAGGCCACCTCTCATTGTTGGATCAATGGTATTTTTTATTGATAATTCAAGGGGAGCATGCTTCCTCCTCTGGTCGATAGACCATAAAGGAAATATTTGTTTCAACAAAGAAGCCCCTAAAAAGCTGGGTAAAGCTTTTCGTGCCGCTAACGTAAGTGCGTAAATCTCAAACAAGAAAAAGTGCCGCCAACTTTAAGGGCGAATTGGCGAAGTCGGCCATAACGGACGAATTACGGGCGTAAAAAGGAGATAAAATATGTCAGAAGAAAAACAAGAGGTTGTCGCCGAATCTACAGATGTAAAAGAGACTCAAGAGCAGTCTGCTGATCCAAACAAGGAAAAAGCAGGTTTACAAGAGGCTCTGATTGCAGAAAGGAGAAAACGACAAGAGGCTGAGTATAAAAACAAGTACCTTGAGCAACAATATAAGCAAGTTGCGAGTCAATATCAGACTAAAAAACCTGATACTGAGGATGAGGATGATGAATATACAAGAGAGATTAAGCAATACACTGAAACACGCGTACAAGCGGGTATCAAAAAAGCTCTCGAAGACCAATACATCCAAAACAACCCTCATATTGTTGAGCAAGACTCAAATACAGGGGAAACTTGGTTAGAAAAAAATCTTGCTCCGATTCTCCAAAAAAAGCCCTGGCTGGCTCTTGGTATACAAAATGCTGAGAATCGTTATGCCAGGGCTATGGAAATAATAGAAGATTACACCCCTAAGAAACAGCCTGTTTCTGAAGACAACAGGAAGAGACTTGAGGAGAATTCGCAAAAACCGGGTAGTCCGGCCGGAGTTGCTAAAAGCGGTAACACTAGCCAGATTAACCGATTTGCGAACATGTCACGCAAAGAGTTTTCAGAATATCGGGCAAGTTTAAGGGGTAGACCACCGAACATAAAATAAGGAGATATTATGACTGGTGTTACTACTGTAGCGAGCGGTTATGATCCAGAGGTAAAAAACTATTTTGATGGAGCATTACTGGATCGTGAGCGCCCTTATTTTCCGCACAACTTATTTGGACAAGTGCGAAAAATACCGTATCGAAATTCAGATACAATCATTTTGAGAAGACAAGATAATTTTGACGATACACCAGCGGTTTTGACTGAAGGTGTAACACCGGCATTAACTCAAGCGTCTAAGTTTGACATTGAGATTAAGCTACAACAATTCGGAATGGCAACAGCTATATCCGATAGAGTTGATATTACCGTGCAAAGTGATGTTGCAAATGAGATTGCAGACAACTTGTCACAGACAATGTTTGGGATGCTGGACAAGGTTACACGTAATACACTTTATTCAACAGCGACACAAATCGATGCTGATGGGGGTGTAAATGGTAATACTCCAACAGAGGTAACCGTCGGGGATCTTGATGATGCTTTGGATTTGCTTCATGGTAAAAACGCGATTAAGTTTACTCCTATGATTCCTGGCAATGATTCTGTAGGTACTGGACCCGTAGAAGCTGCATATTGGGGAATAGTACATACTGATATCCGTAAAGATATCAGAGGATTAAGCAATTTCCTAAAAATCGCAGAATATCCCCAAAGAGATGCTCTTAAATCAGAGCTAGGATCTACTGATGAGATTCGTTGGGTTATGTCGACTGAGGCTTATAAGTCTAGTGATGCAACTCCTATCTACTCATTATTTATCATGGGTCAAAATTCTTATGGTATCGTGGATATTGATGAGGTTGCCACTGAAATGATTCTAAAACCTTTAGGTTTTGGAGAAGACTATCTCAACCAACGTCAAACTATGGGTTTTAAGGCTATGTTTGGTGCTGGGATCATTGATGATAGCTGGATGGTTAATTTACGCGTAACAGTATCATCATAAGGGGGATATTATGGCACAAAACTATAACGAAAATTATACTTTAAGTTATGCCGGGCATTTTGAAAGTGATGGAGGAGCAATTACTCTAACTTTTCCGTTCCAACCTGACGCTCTTTTTCTTTATAACTACACTGCTTACGGTACTGCTCGTGACAATGTAGAATGTATTTGGTTTAGAGATTTTCCGGCTGGAGATGCTCTGCTTAAAACTGTTGTTGCAGACAATGGATCGACAGGAGACCAAAACCTAAATCTCGAAACTACAAACGGTTTTACAACCGCAAACGTTTCTGCCGGTGTAACTGCTAGCCAGTTTGCGATATCCGGAGCTACACAGGCTAGCCCTGTTGTTCTTACAACGGCTGCACATGGTATTACCGTTGGTGAACAAGTTAGGGCAAGGGTAACAAAAGTTGCTGGTATGACAGAGCTTAATGACATATCACGTAACCCATACTTGTTTGAGTCTGTTACAACCACTACAGGTAAATTGTTAGATCTAGATGGTAATAATATTGATGGTACAGGATTTACAGCTTACTCATCTGGAGGACAGCTAAACATCCTTAACCATATTACCGGTGGTGATGATGGTCCTGTAGAGTACGCAGATGATATTTACAAGATTACTCTTGGTACTGCTGTGGTCAATAATGATAGTGATGAGATTTACTTTATCGCCTGGAAATTTGGACAATATCTAGACCTTGGTGATCAGGCTTAGACAAAAGAGATTGATCTTAATCTAGCCACACATTATACTGACCTCCAGGTTTAATTGGAGGTCAGTATGAAAACTTGTAGAAAGTGTAAGCAAACTAAGGCATATGAAGAATTTCGAAGGAAACGAAGTTGTAGAGATGGCTATACAGGTAGATGTAAATTATGTTTGCAGGAAGATGATAAAAATAGGCTCATTGAATTAAAAAAAGATCCTGAAGAATATGAAAAATTTCGCCAAGGTCGAAGATATAACAATAAAGTCTACAAATTTTTTAACAGAGAAAAAGTCCTTGAAAAAGCACGTCAATATGCTAATGCACGATATAAAGAGGATCCAGAGTATTGGAGAAAATATCAAACAAAAGCTAGGGCAGAGTACAAAAAAAATTGGTATCAAAAAAATAAGGAAAGAATTAACGAAAAAAATCTTGCAAGATACCATGAAGATGAACTTGTTAAAAAGAAACATAGAGCAAGACAGAAAGTTACAAATGCAGTTGCTAGTGGAGCATTACAAAAAAAAGACATATGTCAATTATGCGGGAGTTCTGAAAAAATTGAAGCTCACCATCATGACTATGATAAACCGCTTGATGTCATTTGGCTTTGCAGAATTTGTCACAGGATGACACATAGAACTTATAGCTAGTTTTAGCTATAACCCACTATAAGTGGATATAAACAACAAGATTTAAGCGGCAAATCCATTGCCCTTTAACTCAGGAGTAAAAAAATGGAAAATACAGAAATATCACAAGAAGAAATTGATAAAGAACCATCAAAAGAGCTAAATATTGATCATTCGATAAGAAGAAAACGTGGGAGAAAGAGATTGGAGCAGACAAGGCAAGGACGCCAGTCTAATCCAACCAATGAGGACCTAAAACCTGTACCGAAAAAAGAACAAAAAACATTTTGTCCAAGCCTTGAAGAGCTTGAGGAAATGCCTCTAGACACACATGAGGATTACAAGAGGTATAATGACGCTGTACGTCAAAGACGTAGATCTCTACGCGTAAAAGACGTTGAATTTTTATATGCACCATTAGATAAGGTAAAGTGCACAAAAGCTACGATTACACGCACAAATAATCGCGGAAAACCAATTAAAATTAATTTGAGAAAATTAAAGCATGCAGTATGGTTTCAATCTCCGAAAGATGGATTTAAAGATGGTGAAGAAATCGTGATACCTGAATGTCTAATTAATGAAATCAACAAAATTGCAGAACCAAAATACCGTCAAGAAAAGTATCCTGATGGATCTCATGCAACAGTTTTGGACTACTGGGAAAATAAATATAATGTACAACCAATTATGGATGACTAATGGCGAAAACATATGGTGATGTAGAAGATTTAATGCGTAGAATCATTGGTGAAAATGATGGTGATGATCCTGACGCAACCAGTAATCTTCTGGTCACCTATATATCAAACTTTGTTAAACTTGTAGCAACACAAGACATGAAAAGCCACGATCTTTGGTCGTGGTTTGAATTTAGCACTACATCTGGTGAGGATACTTATACATTTAAAGATCAGGGATACGCAAACATAAGACCGCCCATTTACTGCATTGATAGTAATAATGCAGATACCAAGCTTAGATACTTTGAATCTCCTGATCTGTTTTACAAGCATCATCCTGTAAATAACTCTAACGAGCAATCAGGAAGACCATCAGATCTTTTGTTTTATAACAATATTATGTTGATAAGACCAAAAGCCGATGCAGTCTATACAATCAGGATAAGAGCTTACAAAGAGCTTTCCGAGGTTACGGATACCACAACGGCTATAGATCAAGACTATTATCTTAGATATTATGCCTATGGAGCATCACTTGATTATTTTGCAGATTTCGGTAACATCGAAGATTACAACAAGATTTTACCAATATTTAACAGATATAGAAAGCTTGTTATGAATCGCAAATCTCAACAAGCAGTAACACAAAGAGCTAGACAAGCACTATAGGAGAAATTATGGTTGCAAAGAAAAAAACAATGCCAAAAAAGAAGAAACAATCCGGAAAAACACTAAACATGTCAGGAAAGGCAAAAACTCAGGAATTTTTTAAAAACATGTTAAAGCCTAAAAAAATAAACTTTAACAAAAAAAAATGATTCCATGTTAGAATTTATCCGTTGAAAATATCAATAGGGTTAAAAATGGAAAGATTATTTTGTAACAAATGTCAAACTGAAAAGGATATAAATTTATTTTACAGACGAAAGGACACAAGAACCGGAAGAACAACCAAGTGTAAAGAATGTTGTCGGGCAACGATGAGAGAATACCATCAAAAGAACAAAGAGAAAAGAAACGCTGAAAAGAAAATCTGGTATCAAAACAATCGAGAATTTGCAAATAAGCAAGTGATGCGATGGAGGAAAAATAATCCTCACAAAGTCCGTGAATATAACATGAAAAACAGCAATTATTATAAATACAAAGCAACTTGGCATCAAAGACACCCGGAAGCTTGGTACTGCTGGAAAGAATACAAAAGAGCCCTAAAAGATGGAGTTGTAAAAAGAGGTGATGGGTGTGCTATCTGCAATCAAGTTTGTTATACAGAAGCTTATCATAAAGATTTCTCTAAACCAATGGATATACTATGGCTCTGTAAAAGATGTTATTGTCACATTGCTAAAGAGTTGTACGTAAATAGAGAGAAAGAGGATGAAACTTTTTATAAAAACACTTCTGATTATTATGTTAGCATCTAGTTGTTCTGCAAGGTATAAGTTTGATGTAAATGCAGATATTATGTGCGAAATTGGCGAGTAATGTAAAGCTGCTTTACATGGAGGTAAAATGACTTTTCAGCCAACTTTAGATTTACACCCGGAAAATGAGTTTCATTTTGCGAACAATACGGATTCTCGAGGGTGTTGTTGTTTTTGGGAGAGTAAATCAAAACCAAAAGAATATTATGTTAACGAAAATGGCACATTAGAGCCTTTTAAGAGTTCGACAGAAGCTGTAAATGCGCGAATAAGAGCCAATAAGCGACTTGCTAAACTTGTATCATCAAAATTTGACAACGACCCAATTGATAATAACGAGGCTTTTGAAAGATTGCGGAGAAGAGTAAATCATGATTTTGACAACGGGGAAAAAATCACAGAAGAAAAGTTGATTGCAATCGTTAATGCTATGTATCAGATTAAAAGAGAGGCCTCATCACAGGAAGAGTTAGATGCCTTTAAAGAGGGGGAAATCCAAAAAAATAATTAGTAAGAATATACGCACAGAAACAAAATCAGGAAAACCGACAAAACAAGCTGTGGCGATAGCATATTCAAAAGCCGGAAAAAAAAGGAAAAAAAAGTGATGTAAAGCCGCTTTACATGGAGGTAAACAATGGCCTGGAAAGACAATCCTATTAATGGACAACAAAGTGTCGCTACAAATAAAACACCGATCAATGATAACTTTCAATATATTGCAGATTCTATGCAAATTGATCATTTTTGGGATAATGCAAATGCTAATTTAGACGGTCATCATCAGTTTGTACAAATGCCAAAAAATGAGTCTGGAGGTAGTCCGGCAAACCCGTCAATTGCAACAGATGTTGATGGTGTGATGTTTTCGAAGCAAAAAACATCCACCGAAGCAACGGTTGTACAAAACGTTGAACCCTATTATATATCCAATGACGGTACAAACGATCAGGTATTACAGATAGGATATCGTGCAATAGCTGTTTGGGATGGTAATGGCACAAGTGCAATTACACAGGCAAAGGTAAAATATACACATAACATCAAGGCTCAAGATGCCGGAACTCCGTCAAATAGCGGGATATATCGTACGGATACAGGTAGATTTATTATAACTTTTAATACAGATTTACCTTCGGAAAATTATTATATAACCGGAGGAGCGATCAGGAATACAGGAAGTGTTGGAGATAACCCAATGATACTTTATGTGCCATCAGATACAACAGTAACTGACGTTAAAAGCAAATCTAGATGTTATGTAAATTTTAGGAATCCTGATGGGTCTCATCATGATGCTTTGCATTATTGGTTGATGGTTGTAGGTGGTTAAATGCCTTTTTATCTTGTCTCCAATTTTAGAACTGGATTAGATGCAGAGTTAGAGCCTTGGTTATTAATGCAAGATGCATTTGTAGACCTAAATAACTATAGGACAGATCGAGGTGTTGTGCAATGCCGTCATGGGATATCCGGATTTGCACAAGGCGGTAGATCTACTGCAAAGCACGAGCAAAGCAGAATTTGGGAAACGACTACCGGTGAATCGGTTACAGATACCCAGCAAACTTTTATACATAATCTTGCT